AGCATTAGCTATAATGGACAATATGAGGCTTGTAGATGGTAAGTTTATAACTAAAGCACAGTTTGATAGACGTACTAAGAAAGACCCTCGTAAATGGTCTGAATTTAGAGATAGAAGCTTGTATAATGCTTACGAGTATAAAGGTGGTAAATTAGTAGTCAAACCTCAATTTAAACAATATGTTACTGCTGATGTAGAGAACAGAGTTACTAATATCATTAGGGAACGTGGTAGTGTAATTACAGGTATGGCTAGTAGATTCGATCGTACGGGTATTTATAGAGGTGCTTTTGGTAGAATGGTAATGCTACACAGGGGTTGGATGCCTGTAATGGCGGCTGAAAGGTTTAAGAAAGCTGGTATCAATTATCAAACTGGTGAAGTAGAAGAAGGTTATTATCGTACTATAGCTACTGCTGTAAAAAATTTCATTACTACAAGAGGGTCTTTAAAAGCTAGATTTGCTACATATAATAATCTTAGTGAGTATGAGAAGCGCAATCTTCGTAAGGCTATGACTGATATATTATTTACAGCGGGGTCTATGATATTAGCCTCTATATTCCAAGGTATCGCAGATGATGATGAGGAAGATGAATGGGTAAAACAATATCTTGCTTATCAGTTTAATAGATTAGAGCTTGAACAAGGTGCTTATATGAATCCAAAAGAGATTCCTAATATACTTAATTCTCCTTCAGCTGCACTAAGTACTTATGAAGACATACAGAACTTAATGTTTAGTATATTTGATAATGATGAAGTTGAATATGGTGCTTATGAAGGTATGACACAACGTGAGAAGTTCCTAATAAAGCGTTCATTAATTAAAAACCTTTGGGAGTTACCACATATTAAGGATAAGAACAAGTATATTAAGACTCAGATTTTATAAATAAATCGTGTATCCGTAGTGTAAGTTCCAAAAATAATAGTGATATGTAGCAATAAATAAGGGGAGTCTCGAAAGATTCCCCTTTTGTTATGTTATACGCAGTAGGTCTGGGTTAAAATATAACGATATGTAGTAAGGAACATCGTGAGGTGTTATTTCTTTATATCGCAATTCTAGTATCTTGTCATCTACTAACCAAGAAATAAATTTTAATTTATCTGAATTATTAGTATCTCTCAAATCATAGCCATATTTCTCAGCAAACCTATCATTAGCTTTATTAAAATTATCTCTAGCTAATCTTGTTATTAAATTTTCTAGAAATATATTTTTATTAACTACATCACTCATGTCTAAATTGTTTTTATTATGGTATATAAAGAATTGTTGGATTATCTTTATGGATATCTAAATCAGGATATTCTTTTTTAAAATCCTGTAGATTAAAAGGTTCCGTAATGATGTGCCACCCATTCTTAGTAGGTATATAATCTTCTACCTTTAAACCAATAGGTTGTTGATCATTAATATATTTACTAATCTTATTTAAACCACTTAAATCTAACTTCTCATCAACGTCAATAATCCACTTCTTATTAGTCTCGTTAGAATATTTTCCACAACAACTATTATATGCTTTTCTTACAGACCTATAATCTCTGTTCATTAATTGGTCTGCAATTTTCTTCTGAGTATGAAAAGCCATTTTCTCAAAACTACGTCTATTTAGATTAATTTGTACTCTAGCATTATGGTGTGTAGCTAGTAATATTATTTCATCTCTGTAGTAATCAAGCTCTTCAATCTTTTTAATATAGTATGTCTTTACAATATAACTATTAGAGCCTAGTTCAGGATGCTCTTTCTTACGCTTAATGATCTGACAATGGTAGAAATCATCATCAGATCTGAATTCAAGCATATCTTTAATTCTGTTGAAATTATCAATCATCAATACTAATTTTAATATCTACATTCTTAATAGGACAATTATCTGGTACTGGAATATCAGGCTCTTCCTCGCAAGTACATAAGTCTCCATCGTAATATAGTTCCATATCTTCACCTGTGGCTAGACTATCATATTCAGCTTCGTTACAATGGTCACATGATTCTAGGCTGTCATAAGTATCTAAAATATGTATTCTAAAGCCCAAATATTTCATTAAATTACAATATAGTAGTGTATCATCACCTGTGCTATGATCGTTATAATCTACTACCTTAAATGGACAATTATTGCATTTAGTTGGTTTTATCTCCATTTCTATATTTTAAAACTTTATCCTTAATTCTTCCTGAGGTTATTAGTTCAAATGGTATCCAGTAGAAGTATATGTTATCTTTATCTTGTAATTCAGTACAGATATAATATTTAGGTATGTTTATTTCTGGTATAGTTAAAGCTGATTGTGCCCATTTGTCTGACATCCCTCCGATAAAATAGTTTTGATCATCAGAGCGAAAATATTCTACCCACTTATGGTGCGTAGTTATATTTAACTCTATTATGCCTGAATCATGCTTTTTAATATTATACCCACTAATTACTTCGTCGTTCTTAAGTAATACTAAACTCATACTACAGTTATTTTATAACAATTAGGTTTACCCTCTGTTATACAGGGTTTAATATCTACAATTACACGCTCGTCACTACCATACAAAGGCTGACCCTTTGCAATAAAAGGGCCCCCTTCGTAGTCTATAAAATCATCCCCAAATCTCAAGTAGTTAGAATTGCCATATATTAGATAATTATTAGCATCTAATACTTCAATATATCTAGGCGTTCCTTCTCTACTAAACATCATATCTATTTGTTTACTCCAAACATCGTCTCTCATACTTCTTAACTTTGATTAAATAATATAATATTAATATCATCTACAATTCTTTCTATAAGTTCATCTGGTATCTGTATACCTTTACAGTAAAATCTACAGTAACCAAATTTAACTTTAATCTGACTATATTTAAAACCAGGTATATGAATTAGCTTCTCTTCAAATACTCTGTCTAAATAATTAATAACTTCTTCATTATTAATAGCTAACCCATAATGACCTGTTTCTAAATAGTCAGAATACTTCTTATTAAAATCTTCAGTTGTCATCTTCGTCTATAATTTCGTTATTGGGTAACGGCTCTTTGTCTAAATCTAAATTTTCTATACAATTCCCCCAAGCTTCTTACGGGGTTTCTCCCCATCCAACTGGGTTTATTGTGAATTCATATAATTTACTCATAACTATTTCTTTAATTTAAGTATAGATTGGTCATATACATATGGGTACCCCCCTGTATCTACTTCTACATAAGCACTTCCTACTGCATCATCTAAAGCTTCATTATAAGCATCTATTTGTGCTTGTTTAATAATATTAATAATAGGATGAACTGTACCGTCGTATATAAAATAACTAGAGTCTAAATAAGGTTCATTTTTACCTTTGCAATTATTTACAAGATTTTTTAAATATTCTTCAGGATTCTTCATCATCTATATTTTTAAGAAAATTATCTAATTTTAATTGAAATATCATATCTAAGCACTCCCCATCTGTAAATTCATCTCCATCTAAATTTATAATATTATCAATTCTTCTAAGTAGATCTAAAGATGTCCTTTGACAATCTGTACACAATAAGTCATCTGTAAAATCTTCTACTATAGTCTTTCTACATGATTTACATAAAGTAGCTTTATTACCACTATTAAATTTATGAGTAGGATTCATCTATAAGTTTATTTTGTAGTTCTAAATTATCGGCAATTTCTCTTAAATTATTAATAAACTCTGGGTCTATCTTAGAATCTATATCAGTAATATCTTCTTTAATAGTAGTAGTATTACTTTCTATACAAAATTCTATTATCCTAGCTGGATTACCATCTATGTATCTTAAACTAATATCCATTTTACTATTTTTAAAAAATTAGTACCTCTCGCAGGGTTACTGGTTTGTACGGCATTACTACTAACCCTTTTTCATTAACCTAAGTTGTTTCCAATACCTAACAGCTCTCCTTATTTCTAGTGAGTTTTGAGAGGTACTAATTAATATTATTTAAAATCTTTATGCTTGATCTTAGTAATAACTCTATCACCTTTACGATCAAACAATTCTACATCTGGTTTGCAAATAAGACCTTCAGCAAGATAATCTTTATTCTGTGCGATGGTAGATTTAAAACCCTGTTTAACTAATTCTATGGCTTTTTCTAACGGTCCTATATCAATAATTGGTACTACATTAATGCCAAGATCTCTAGCCATTATTTCTACAGTAGACCTTTCTATCCACCAATTACCTATCCTTACATCAAATAATATAAAATCTACATCATTCTGTATATAATTACCACCTTTTTGAATCTTGCGACCATAACCTTCACCATACAGGCACACATTCATTTCACCATGTCCAAAATATGCTTCTAGTTTGTCTACAGTAAATAATTCACGTAGCTTTTTAGCCAAATGAGCAGGTAAATTTGCACGATCTGTCTTACCCTTGAATATTACATTACCACCATCCCAAATGACTCTAATATTAGTCCCATCTATCTTTTCTGTCCAGGTCCAATTTATATCTTTAAGTACCTCAAATTCAGGTTTAGCAAAACTACCTTCAATAAAAGTCTTAAAGTTATCTTCTGGATCTCTATTAAATACCGATTGTATTTTATGATATTGATTCATTGCTATATGATTAAATAATTATACTTAAAGCTGCTAATGTAATTATTATAAATAATACAACCAAGCAGCCTTGCGCCTCGTGTTCATCATTTCTAGGAGTTTCAATCATAATTATTTTCTACTAAATATCTATAAGAAACAAATCCTCTAAAGTTCCTGCATATTCCAAAGATGTCTTTTCCATTATCATCAAAAGGATCATTATTACCTTGGGTTAAATGAAATCCCAGATATTCTTCTTCAGTCATAACCCTAGCACAGTGTTCAAATGGGCTCATGTGTTTAGATTCCAGTAATCTATCATGTAGTTTTATATCTGCCTCATAATCTATCCTAGGATTATCTCCTAGTGTAGTATAACTGATTCTTGCGGCTCTCGCTGTTGCTATTTTAACTGCTACTTCATTATAATAGTCAAATCCGTTATCAGATTTATTACTGTACGGTTGAGACTTAAAACAATCCTCCGCAGTAATATTATCTCCAAAAGGAATGTGCCACTCCCCTGGTTTAAGTTCTTTAGGGACAGATTCATTCATAGCATCCCACATACTTTCAGCTAATACTTGAATATGTATTTCTGCTTGAGAATTATTAATTTGTAACCACTGAATGTCGTTCCAGTCTCTACAGTCTTCCCAGCCATTTTTCAAATTATTTTCTTCTACATAATTAATGACTTCTTTTCTACTATGAAATATTTCAGTTCTATTCTTTTGAGAAGTATACCAATTAACTATATATTTAGGACACCTCAATTCAAAGAAATTATCATATTCAGTAGCTGTAACTAATACAGTGTGCCACATAAAAGGTTCAAGAAGTCTATTACATAATTGTTTAGTTACATTATCAGAATGAAGAACATTAGCCATTAGTATCGCTTGTCTTGATGCATGTAGCCATTGTTTTGTAATATCAGCTAACTCATTAAAATCAGTAATATATTTGCTACCTTGCATTCCTTTATGATCTTTTTGCCAAGCAATAGGAATGAAAGGGTCTTCTTCTACCATTTTGACCATCTTATTAAATGGAATAGCTCTACTACTAGCTGAATTACGACTAAACATCCGGTGTGTCATTATTTCACCATGAATAAATCTGGGATAAGTTAGCAGAAATGAGGTTATTCGATTGCCTCTTGGATCAATACTATCTGCTACTATTTCTGCACTAATCTTCTTCATATAACTCCTTCTCTAAAAATTTATCAATTTCTTCAAAAAACTCACCATCCCACGACCTATCTTTATTCTTTAACTCAAATTTATCAGTAAGTCCTTTAGCTAGTTCATATAAACCACATCTACCTTGACTATTATATCTCTTATTACACTCCTTATATAGAGGATGTATAAAATCATTATTCTCCATTATATAGGTTATAGTATCTACTACTTCATAAAAAGTTTCATACCAGCTAGGAAATCCATTTGGAAAATAATCATCTATTTTAAATGGTTGTATATCTTCAAAACTCATACTTGTTTTTTAAAAATAAAGGGGAGCTACTTTAATAACTCCCCTAATACTTACATTATATTAACTAATCAAACGGATCTATTTCAATATTCATATCTAGGTAATTATCAGCCAAACTAATTAAACCATTAGCTATAAAATAAATACCCCACATAATAATTATCCAATTTGGAACTGTTTCTGGTAGGATTATAAACCATAATCCTGCTAGTATACCAGCAGTACCTATAATGTAACCAGTATTTTTCTTATACCACTTATTCAATCTTTTAAACATACTTTAAATTTATTTTATGATGTTGAAAATCTTTTAAATAATTAGTAAGTTTAGTACCATACCCATCAGCAGGATTATATTTACCATTAGATTTTAGAAATCTTTTAACGCCACCAGCACCTGCCAAATGTGCAGCAGCTAATAGTCCAGCTTCTGTAATTTCTACACCATTAATAGTTTTACCTTTATAAGTATCTACTAACTTACCAATACGTTCTCTGTTAATTTTCATTAACTTAATAACTGCTTCATCCTGTACTTCTTCAGGAAATACACTAGGGTCTTTAATAAATTTAGTCACAGTAACTGAATCACAACCTACTTCTTTTAGCGCTGCTCTTCCAAACTGATACTTTCCAATATAACCATAAGTATTTACAATAGTAGGGTTATTGGAAGATTCTCTTTTAGCTAGATGGTCTAGAAACTCCTCTAATCCTTTTGCATACATCTTCTTCATCTCTGCTAATTCAATCCTATATTTGAATCTTTCAAGAGATCTTTCATCATCTGCCTGTGTAAATTCAATTAATCTAGTAGAAGTACTAGTTGTTGCTGTAAAAGTTACTAATAAAATAAGTAGTGTAATCAGCTTTCTCATATAATATAATTTAAGTTATTATCGTCGTCGATGATGAACATATAGTTCAATATCGTCCATGCTTATATATTTTTCAATTAACATATATAGTATATACAATGGTCCACTAGTAATATGTACTAGTAGTGCAAATACATCTTCCATTGTTACTACCAAGTAGTCTGTTTCATATAATGTTATGAAAAAAGTCGACAAACTTACAATAAATCCTATTGATAACCAAATAATTAATAGTAATTCTAACATAATTTATATATTTTTAACTAAATACTAGTATAATTTAACATTAATTAATCTAAATGATTGTTTTTACGATAATGGTATTCTTCCCAAATAGTTCTTAATATTAGATCGTAGTTATTATTATTATCATAATCTGTATCTAAAAGAATATTATGTAGATGACTAGTATCCATTTCAGAAATAACATGCATTTTAGGCTCATTTAAGACCTTTTTATTTTCATCCAATACTTGTTTCCATTCAAGTTCTTTTCGACGTAATTTGAAGGGATAAAAGCTCAATGTATCATTAAGCACTTCCCTTAGTTTATCAGTAATTTCATCTCGTTCTGAATCTGTAAGCATACTTAATTAATTATTTCTTATATTTAATACTTATACCTAGATCATTATTTGGAAAATTATTTCCTGCTTTCTGTAAATATCCATATATTTGAGATTTACTAAACTTTAGTAACTCTTCTGCACAACTTTTATTTTTAAATTCAGCTATTTTATTACCTAATATATCATATATTTCTATAGGCGTAGCATTGTATTTTGTATTATACTTTTTCAATAGTGGATTATGATGTATTTTAAATATTCTTTTTACCTCGTCTCTACCCAATCTTTCTAAGGTTGCAACTGTATTATCTGGTAATACATGGTAATTTTTACTAATAAATAAAGGTGTTTTTCCTTTGTGTTTATTAAAATATTTTCTTCTCAACTCTGAAACAGAATTATATTTACCTAAATATTTTCCATTGCTATCGTATTGATAACATTTAATTTTTTCTCTACCTGCCATATCTAATCAATTAAATCATCAAAATTAGTCCAACCTTTATCTTTACAAATTAATACTAACCCCCCTATTAAATCTGCTACATCATTTTTACGTAACTCGGTTGAGTTCTGCACCCTTGCTAACTTTTCATCCAACCTAGCACCATAATTATGATGCTTAGCAAATATATCTAACGGCTTTAATGCACTATTACCATAAGCTTTATCTTTAGCTTCTTGCATACGTAACAAGCTGTTGTATATGCTTTTAAAGTCATTATAGGGTTCTTTATAGTCTCTACAATTAATGTCTGATAACCCGAAATTAAAATGCTTAGGTGCAGGCCCTATATTTGTGCTAAAAGATAGTTGGTCGTGTTCATTCCAGTATATTTCATCAATGGTAATATATTTTCGACCCATCATATATTTATCTAGTACTATTTTATCTCCTAAACTAAATATTTTACCATCACTCATTCTCATTACACTCTTAATATCTAATACATCTTTAGGAGTATAACCTATAAACCTTCTACCTGGAACATATTCTGATTCCAATATCTTATAATTTACCATCAATAATATCTTTTAATTTATTAATACAGGCCAAATAACCATCTTTATAGCCTCTACTGAACAGTAACTGCTCTTTCTCTGATTTATGCCTTAAATCAAGCTCTTTTACATTATTTTGGGGTATATCCTCATACTCTCTTACTAATCTATATATCTTACCTATAGTTTTAATGTCCATTGTTTATTACATCAATTATTTTATAACATTCTCTAATATAATAATCTTTATTAATATTATTACTATGATAGTCTATATCTTTAATTATATTAAGTAATTCACACTTGTATCCAACTTCTAAATTTGTTTCACGATCTTTTTCAACTAGTACATCTTCTATAAAGTGAAACATATCTAGCTGATTAGGATTTTGCTTACGATATTTTTCTAATCTATCAGCCTTGTATGTACCATCTGAATTTTTTAATGCTGGCATTACTTTAATTAAATCAATACCATCTTTAGCAATATAATATCTATTATTCTTCTGTAATGGTTTATCTACATTATTCTTTCTTGCTACTAATTTGTTTTTACCAGTAGCTCTACCTCTTTTACAGAAGTCTAATATACCATAGTTTTTAATTGGTTTATCTGGATTATTAGTAGTGTAGTTTTTACCTGACAAATGATTAGATATAGTATTTACAATAGGTTTATTATTAATATAATATTCAGATAATGCTAATGGTACAATTCGCATTGAATGATTTTTATGCCATGCTCTATCTATTTCAAATGCACCTTTGTATTTAATCTTACCATTATCGTATACTGCTAAATAATTATTTACATCTCTAATAACCATTTTACTATATTCAGCAAACTCCATTTCTAAATGAGTATATTCCTCCCATTCTTTAGTAAGTTTTTGAATTACATCAACATCCGATCTATTACATTGTAATGTAAATCCATCAGTGTTACCTTGTAAAAATATTACAGGTACTGTAAGATATATGGTTTCCAATAACATTGATAATGATAACTGTCCATTTAGTGTAATTCTAAGTAATGATTCAGGGTCATACAAGAAACTATTTTCATCATTCATTTTCAGTTTGTTAATATGGCTTTTTTAATTACCATTTCTACACTTTCGTTTTTAAGTTATATGTGTAGCTCAGACTATATCATCATCCCATTAGGATGTCGGATGTTCGTGGATATATTATATTCTAAACAAGGAAAGTGGTATAACACATCATTTTCCTTAGATGATGGACAATTCTAATCCCACATCCCACTTTTACATATTAGTTTACTTATTTACTAATATAACTTATTTAGTTTCAATATCTAGTCGTTGAACCTTCTAGCTTTTTTAAGGGCTAGCTTGGCTGCTGATTGTCCTCTTCAGGGTTTTCCAGCAATTTATCCGATTCCTCTCTAATATTGCTACTAGGAGGGGCTATAAGTTTAAAATAGAGATTTTTATAAGGTTTTCCAGAGTTATTACTTTTTATAATCCATTGAGATAATAACTGTTTTTCTGAACAACCTTTTAAAGACCCTTTACGAGCAATAATTGGTAAATTATTTTCATTAGTTTTAGACCAGTCCTCTAAGTCTTTAGCTGAATTCCATCGACCTAAAAAATTCATATTAATATCATATACGTCAACTTCGGGAAGAGCAGACCTTTTAGTTGCATTGTCTTTAGATCTATCCCCTTTCCTCTTTTTAGGAACTTTTAAATGATCTGTTGATTTATACTTCTTACCTTTATTCCAAGGTATTTTTCCTTTTAGCTTTTCCGTACCATTATCTTTCCAGAATCTCTTTATAGCTTCTGTACGTCTAATTATAACTTCTTTAGATACTTTAGGTATTTCTTTAGCTAAAGGATTAATATTGTACAAATTTTCAATACTATATTTATCAATATAATATTGTTCTCTGTCTAAAACTTTTGACTTATCTTCTATTACTTCAAGTATTTCAAACACCATATTATCTTCACCGTGTTTATTCCAACTTCTCTGGAGGTGAATATTATCATGCTTATTATTTTTAAGCATCGAATGATGATGTCTAAATCTTACAATAAAAGATTGTCTAGTACTTCCTATGTAGAACATACCAGTAACTAAATTGGTTATTTTATAAATACCAATCTTCTTTAAATTTACCACACTATTACTATCAATATTCATATTAAAATTTTAATACAAATATAATAAATAATAATGTAAAACGCAAGTAAATGCGACTTTAATTTAATCTATTATAAACTTTATCTTAACCAAATGAACCGTTTAATGCTATCTTTAATCCATAGTTCCTAGAATCAGATTTAGGTATAGATTTACGTTTAAAATACATATCTTTATATATATTACTAAATGCTTCTCCTAAATGTCTAGGTCTAATATTATTTACAATTGCAAGATTTGGATAAAAACTAGCTACATCAAGATCTAAAATTACTTTATTTTCATCAGATTCATATACTCCAGGTTCAATACAACCATGCAGTCCGCCTTGACCATAGTCTATTGTAAAATCACCTAATTTAGCTGAATAATGAAAACTACCTTTAGTATCTGTAGTAGTAAATGATTTAATTTTATTTAATAAAGTATTTAGTTCTGGAGTTTGAAACTTAATAATATCCAGTATATACTTGTTAAACTCTAGTTTATCTACATAAGTACGCATTTTTTTAAGATCCCACTTATTTATATTCATTTCAGTAGCTAATTTGCTAAGAAATATTTGTTCACCTATTTTAGGATCGTTAGCATTTATTAAATCGAGATCGTGTTCTTTTGATAAATCTTGACGTAATATAATCTCATTTTTAGACTCTAGATAAAATTTATGTGTAGCATCCACATCATTTATACAGTAATTAATAACATCATTAAAATATTCTAACGGTACTTCTTCTTTATTACCAAATGGTAAATCTTGTACAGTTTCCATTCGCATAGCAATTTCAAGTGCTTTGAGAGATGTTGCTTTAGCCTTATTATCAAAATGCCATATTTTATATAAATCTAATTGTGGTATTTTTACATCTCTATCTCGTACAGTTGAATACTCTAAACTAATTATATAATTGGCATAGTTATGTATTGCTAATATAAGTTCATCAGTATTTTTATATTTATAATAGTTATTAAGTAACCAATGTATTACAGGATAATCAAATGCAAGATTATTATAACCTATATGTTTTAAACCAGGGGATGATAGGTATTTAATCAACCTATCAACCTGGTTTAATCTATAACTTATTTCAAATGTATGTATCTGTTTAGTATTAATATCTTTGGCTACTAAACAGAATATGTTGGGAAGTGTTTCTATGTCATATACGTGAATCATATTAAATTAATTATTTACCTGTACTACCAAATCCTCCAGAACCTCTATTAGTATCTGATAGTATATTAACAAGATCCCAATTAAATGGTTCAACTTTTTCAAAATAAATCTGGGCTACTCTGTCTCCCACTTGATATGGGAAGTCATTATCTCCTACATCAATCATATATAGAAATTTAATTTTCCAATTACCTCTATAATCAGAATCAATTTGAGCAGGACTATTTTGCATAATAAGTTCTGTCTTAGTAATACTACTTCTAGGTACAATAACACCTTTATATCCTTCTGGAATTTCAGTAGCAAACCCTAGATCTACTTCATACTTACCAAAATCTATTCGTTTAATATCAGCAGCATATACATCCCAACAGGCAGCATATTCGCTACCTTTAGTTGGGGGTATAAAATTAGTATGTGTTGGTTTAATCTTAATATTTAGCATAAATTAGTTTTAGTTAACCCTATAATAATCTACTTTACAGTAATGGTCATCATAGCCACAATCCTCTGCTATAACCCTCTCTATAATTTCCTCTCTAGTAGGTTCTTTATCAAAATCATAGTGAAGTACCATATTTTCTTCGGGCAATCCACTTCTATCTACTTCTATACAATATAACATAAATTAGTTTTATAAGTTACCAGTATAATATTCTTCTGTATGATGCTTTTCAATCATAATACGTCTTAATCGTTCTTTTAATACATAATCATTTGTCTTATCAATTAAATCTGTAATTGTTTGCCACTCTGTATAAGGTGTATTAATAGCTTCTAGTAATAAATTTTCTTCCATATATTAAGATATTTCGCAATTACCTCCAGAACAAGCTAGTTCCCCTTGCAAATCTGTATTGTCATAAGTTTCTACTACTTTACTTAAATCAATATTATTTAAACTCTCAATAGCATTATTATATTCCTCTTCTGTACATGATTCAAAGGGTGCTTGTTTATAGCTATGATCTGAATGAGGTAATACAGATATCCCACTATACAAATCCCTATTAATCCACATCCAATTAGCTACTTCGTCCCATTCATTATCTCGTATAGAAACTGTACAACTTACATTATGCTGATTGTAACCAGTATTAAAACCGGGTTTAACCCATTTATCTGTAATAGAATGAACTCTATTTAGTAAATCTAAGGCAGATTCTTCTCTAGTTACAGAGCCCTCTGGTGCTTTTTGAGGTACAGATATAACAGCTGTAGTATCTGGATTAAAATAATCATCTTCTAATAATTCAGGGTGATATATACTAAGATAAGTATAAATAGCTTCATTTTTATTAATTCTCATTCTACGCCAGTAATACTTATCATGCCAAGCATGTATACCAGATGATGTTCCTAATACTAGACTTGTTGTACCCGCTGGCTTAACAGTTGTTACTCTAGCAGCTGGTTTAATACCTATCTTGTTAGCAAACTCTTTATTGATTTTAACGGCCAAATCAGCTGCTTCTGAAATATTATAATCAAATACATTCATTGATGCAATACCTGTCATAGAAACACCTAATAATGCGTCTTTTTCGCAATTCTTGCGCCAACTGTCCCTCAAGTAATGAAAATCTGTATAGCTTGCTTGTAATGTACCAATAATAGTTGCTGCTTTGACTCTGTCATTAAGATCTTTCTGTGATTCTATATTAGAAACGTTGACCTCGGTCAAATTACACATTTGTTCTGATTGTAAACTAATTTCATGACACGGATTGAATCCATATTCAGGGTTATTAGTCCACGATATACCCGGCTCTCCACTACCAGAGTTTTTAATATAATCCCATAACTTATAAAAGTCATCTTTAGTAACTCTAGATCTAACAACTACCGCACTATTATTAGCTCTACCTCTCTGGGGATTAAGCTCCCACCAATTGCCAGTTTTACATGAAAGCATCTCCCTATTGTCTATTGAGAACAATGCGATTAGCGCTGCACGCCTTATTCCACCCGACAATACTGCATCTGCAATATGACACATTATATCATGTACTTCCAGTGGAGTTAGTTTAGTACCTTCTTCTTTTGAATCTAGTACTCCCCTAACCTTAATTAGACATTCCTTTAATGGCTGAGGACCAGGCGCTTTACCTCCACTAGTAATAAGTAGACTCCCTTTAGGTCTAATATCACTGAAATCAAATTGTATAGTAGAACTTATTTTGCCAAAGTAAGATTTCATTAATACTTTAATAGAGTCAGCCCAACCTACTATACTATCGCCTATTACATATCTCCTGACCCTATTAGGATTAGGCTTACGTATATCAGGTAATTGCTCTACGTGATGGTCTTGTACAGAATATCCTACCCCACTCCCACTTAATAATAGAAACATAGTTTCCTGAAAAGCTCTATAGTCATTAATTGCCATAAAACTACAATTATATAACCTAGCGGGGTTAATTTCTGAAGCTTGTCCAGCAAATTGCATACTCCTCATTGATGGAAGTATTTTTTTATCATATACAAATTGATATGCCCATTTAATATCATCTTCTAATTCAGGAAACTTAGATAAATGCATTGACATATTTCTATCTACAATTTCAGACCATGTTTCCCTACGCTCCTCATTAGGCAAATATCTTGCATACTTGTTAAAAATAGTAATCTCACTTAAAATCTCTCTACTTCTATCCATATTACTATTCATGTATAAAATTTAGTTTAATTAATATTAATACTCATTTAGTAATTCTTCAATAATAGGGTGCCTCCAATTAGTAGTCAACTCATAAATATTTATATCATTTATAAGTTTAGATGTTTCACATAATCTCTCGAAACCAGAGTCTCTCCTATCAATTATACATTGATTTGTATCCCCACAGAATATCATTTGAGAGTTCTTACCAAGTCTAGTAAATAATGCCCTAGTATCATCTCTAGTAAGATTTTGGGCTTCATCAATAATTACAATTGAATTACTAAATGTTCTTCCTTGTACAAACATTAGAGGTACGATCTCTAAATCACGTTCTTTGATAAGTTTTTCATAATTTTCAGCACCTTCTATATCAATAATTATTTCTGATATAGGCCGAACCCACGGATCGTATTTTTCTGCTATATCGCCAGGCAAAAAGCCTACGTTATGCTCTTTTTTAAAAGCAGTTGGCCTAGTTATAATTATTTTATCAATACCACCATTCTTACGCCCCAGAGCATATTGCTCCAGAGCATAGGTTACAGCTATTCTAGTTTTACCTGACCCAGCTTTACCTTTTAAACAGCTGATATCACTGGTTTTAATGACTTTCTTAGCCTCATGCTGATCAGGGCTGAGGCTTTCGTTATACTTTAGAATTGGACCTTTAGGAGTTCTAGCCATAAGTTTCTTTAATTAAGTCAATTTTACTACTTAGTTCTACATCTTCTGGGAATTCTGTAAGATTAAGATATTCTATCCATTCCTTAATTAATTGTGGATCTCTATATACTACCTTACTTATAGTATCATATAGTTGTAATGGGTAATATTTGTAAGTAAACTTAATAATCTTTTCCTTACTTGATTCACTAATCTTACTGTATTTACCAGCAATAAACTTATCGTAATCTTCTAGAGACTCTTCTGGTACACTTAATACTAAGATATATTTAGTATCTGTTTCGGAAAAGTCGGCAAAGATAGGTAAGTTTTTATAGTAATCAAAAAACTCTAGTGTTAAATTATCTTTAAATAAAGTTAATACCAATACATAGTCTTTTTCCTTGTACCTTATAAATGTATTTTCTATATTATCCAGAAGTTTTTGCACATTTTCTTGATAATCATATAGAACTAGTGGTAAAATATAACTCTTTGATTTATTCATACGCCTCTTCCAACTTCACAATTAAATATTAATGAGCTTTAAAATTATACACTGGCTTTAGTATATCAATTATATCAACAGTATCTTTGATTGCAGGTATGATTTCTTCAATTGATTTATACGCCTGAGGGGCTTCATCTAAAGTAGATTGTCCTACAGAAGAACTATAAATACCTTTCATTAATTCTGTGAATTCATTTAGATCAATATTATCTTTAGCTTTACTTCTGCTCATCAGCCTACCTGCACCATGAGGAGCTGAGTAATTCCAATCCTCATTTCCTTTCCCCTTACAAAGGAGTGAACCGTCTCTCATGTTAATTGGTATTAATAGTGTTTCTCCCAATTCAGCAGATACAGCTCCTTTACGTAAAATCATACGATTAAAGTCAATATAATTGTGGATTGTTTCAAACCTATTCAATTCTTCAAGCCCATATTCGTTAATAATTATATCAGCAATAGCCTTTCTGTTTATCATCGCAAATTCTTGTACAATTCTCATATCATTCATGTAGTCCTTAAAATCACTATCTTCTAAGAATGCCAATTCTTTATCTGCGCTAGGCTTCTTGAGTTTTTTAATCTCTGAGTCTATATATTTTTCACGGCCTTCAGACTTCAATTTATTAATAAGATTATTTTTAACTTCCTTCATCTCATTGACATTCTTAAAGGCTTTGTTTTGATAATATTTACATGTATCTCCACCTAGCTTCCTGCTACCAGTGTGAATAATTAGATAAAGGCTGCCATCATTTTTTGATTGACTCAGTTCTATAAAGTGATTACCACCGCCTAATGAACCGATAGATAACATTGCCCTACCTAAATCTACATGTTCTTTACATCTAAGATTGTCAAAATTAAAATGGCCTTTGCTAGATTGGTGCACAGAAAAACCACTAGGCACTTTAGTATTTATAACTTCATCTAGTTTTTCAAAATCTACACTATTATCTTTTAATTTAACTGTAAGCATTCCACATCCAATATCCACACCTACTAAATTAGGTGTAACTTTATCTGTAATTGTCATGGTAGTACCTACTGTACATCCTTTACCAGCATGGGCATCAGGCATTATCCTGATCTTAGAGTTTTGATATGGTTCAAAGTTAGCCAGCTTTTTGATTTGATCATAAGCTTCATATTCAAAAGTTTCTGCAAATATTTTAACTTCATTACCAATATTATTTTTAATTACTTTCATACAATAGGTTCTTTAATTCTAATTAAACCATTATTCTCTACAATTTCTTTAGTCAAATCATATTCATCATTTTCTAAATACCACTTATAATCATCAACTAGTTCAAGTATTCCTTTATATTTCCTACCACCAATAGTAGTCCAACCAGTAAGACCATATTCAATAAATTTCTTAGGCATTTCATACACTAATGGTAGGTCTGGTCTTTCTCTAGAAATATATACAAATCTAAAGGGTTCTACTGTATAACCGGAAAACTCTAGGTGGTTCTCTATAATATAATATATAGCAGCAGTGTACATACCTCCTTGTAAATAATACTTATATTTCCAGAAGTTTTGCATAAAGTCATAAAATGCACCAGTTTTTAGATCATATGGATATATAATCTTTTTATCATGGTCTACTAATACACGATCGAGCATTCCTTTGACTGGAAGTCCTTTAAGAGTAAATAAAATTATAGCTTGATTAACGGCTTCTAAGTCAAATCCATCATTAAATATATCTTTAGTATATTCATGTGATTTAAGAGTTTCAGCCATCTGCATAGCAAGCTCATATTCTCTCTGATTAAGATACTTCTTACCATTAAGCATACCTTTAATCATATTCAATTGAGCTTCAAACTTGCTGTCAGTTAATGACGGGTTCTTCTTAAACCCTAACCTCTTACACGCATCTTTTAGATAATCTTCATCTGGGTCTTTAATCTGAGCATCATATACATCTTTAAGTAACTTACTATGGTGGGTATTACCAGACAAATCAGGTGCAATATTAGTAAGCTTATACTCTTCCAATGGATCGTATCCAGGTTGCGTAATTAGATTATCTACAATACTACCTAGAGTTAATCCTCTACTTATTTTAAACTCAGTACCATCTCTAATTATAGAAGGCCCCTTATCATCCAGATCTTTAAAGAAAGAGTAAGAGGGCCTCTCTATAGCCCTATACTCTTCTTCAGTAATATTCTCACAAAAATCTTTAAATTTTACCATATATTAATCATTATTTCTGTTTCTTGTCATAATTGAATAATCTTCATAATCTCTAAAATGGTCACCAGTTTCTTTATGAAATCCATTTTCGTCGAATTCATCTTCACTGGGCATATTGTCCTCTAAATATTTTTCTAAGTCCATATTATCCAAAATTATAATATTCCATTACCATTGTATCTAATTCAGCAAATCTTTTACTACGTGGATGCCTTTCACAAAGTCCTTCTGATATAATCCTAGCACTATGACCTTGATTTCTATCATTATGGACTACTTGGACAAAAGCATTTTTAACCTCTACATCACGAATATATTTCTTAGCGTGTTTAATAATATCTAATTTAGTATATTGCATTTATTTAGACTTTATTTAAAAACTCTTTTAAAAGGTACGAAATAACCAGAATCATCAGTCAACACAGCTTCTTCATCAAACCATTCTTCTTCCATATAATCTTGTACATCTGGCCATTGAATTAGACAATATGATGATTCTACACAGTCAATAAAATTATTGACTTTTTCACTTGTTTTTTTATCAGCCTGTCCAAATTCAAGACCATCACCAATAATTTCTTTTATTTCATCTAATTTATTCATATAAAAATTGATTTAATGTCTTATAATTATATTTCAATTTAGAATCACCTTTTCTACCATATTTACAATCTCTAGCATATCTCTCAATGTCAATCACTTTCTTAGGAGTAAATGTTGATTGAAATAATATACCTGACTTAGTTTTAGGTGCGAATGGCTTAATTTTTTGAATATAAATATCATCTTTATCATACAGCCACTTTTGCTTGTAAGGAAACGATATACTACTGCTAGTATTAGCTTCATGCGAGCCTTTAACTTCAATATAAGAAGTCGGCGCTCCCATATTGTTAATTCTAAATGGTATATCTTTTGCATTACAATCAATAGGCTCCCCTCTATCCAAGTAGAAGATATTTTTAGCCTTATCTGTCCAAACTACAGTAAAATCAGCAGTTATACTAGCTTTATGAAGTAAGTGCTCGGCCTTTTCTAATACCTTATATTTACCTTGTTGTAAGTAAGGCTCAGATACTGATTCACTTAAATCAAATGTATCACTTTCATATGACCATTCCCTAATATAACCAGTTTCTTGTAGCTCTTCTAAATAATAGCTAAAATATTCTTCTACTTGACTCTTAAATTTATTTGTCATCTCTATTGTTTAATTCAATTACATCTAAACCGTACCTGTCTTTATAGTCTTTTGCAGTATATGGTATACCCATAAATCCACTAATCGCTTTTATATAAGAGTAATGGGTTGACGAAGGTCTCTTTTGTCCCGGTGCGGTATTGATTTCCAGTACTTTACACTCGTTAGTTTCAGAATTATAAGCAATGTCTACTGCGCCAAAATCTAATCCAAGAGCATCTACGGCTTTAATAGCTGTTTCTTTAACAATATCTTCCGCTTCTACACCTTGTCTACAAAACGACCACGCCTTCTTTAAATTGCGAATATAGTCAGAATCCTCGGTCCTAGTTATGCCTTTCTGTGCCATTCTCTCACTAGACATAGATTTCTTTTGAACTTCATCAATTACTTTACCATTAAATACGTGAATACGATACTCCTTATCATTTTTAAAATATTCGGTATATAACCTAGCATCTACTATCTCATCAGGTGTTTTAGCAAGAATAATACCTTTTCCTTCTCTACCCCTGGTAATAGTTCTGCAATAAATAATATTACCCTCTCCACAAGACTTAATAGCGTCGTCTTTATTTAAAAAGAATTTAACATGAGCTACATTATTTTGTTTAAGTAATCTAAGAGTAGCAATTTTATCAGAAGCTCTATCAACAGCAATAGGCTTATTTAGTAGAGTGAAATTACTGCTACTATTTTCTAACACAGGTGCGACTCCTCTAAACCCCCAATTAAGAACTACATCCCCATCTTTAGGCCTATAATTACGGTTAGGGTAGACACGTTTAGTATTAAAATGTTTAGAAATAGCTTTTGAAGATAAACTATTCATTGCGTATGGAAGAATTCTTAATCTAGTCATAATTAATTAGTTACAAAATTATTTAAATATTTTATTTCTATCGAGAACTACAAGTACAAGCATCATTTTACTACCATTAGTACTTATATAACGCTTAATATTTTGTTTCTTAGAAAAGGGTTTGAGATTTTTTAGAATAGCATATGAATCATATTCTGTAATATCTAGTAGCATTTGATGTTTATTAACTTTCCTACAAACAGCTTTTAAGATGTCTTTCATATCTTTTTTACCGTAAGCAGTAAACTCATCTGCATATGCTATCCCGAAAGTTTGGCAATTACCATTGGGATCTTCGTGTACTACAAAATTTACACAATTTCCAATATCACTAACACTATCGGTGGCAATATCTGTAAATTTATATTCAGTATTATAAAAACCTTTAATCTTTTCAATTTCTAAATCAATCATAACCAATTTATATTAGTATCATAATTATCTTTTATTAACTGATCTAATTCTTTAAAATTAAAATTCCATATTCTACCTTGTCTAGCAGCAAATGATGGATGTTCTGCTTCTAATATATAATTAGAATTAGTATTAATGTATTGCTTATAGCTTTGAGCATGTTTACCCCACAAACAATATATTATACCTGAATTATATTCTGATAATCTTATTAATAATTGTTTAGTAAATTCTCTCCATAGTTTATAGTGACTACCAGGTTTACCTTTTTCTACCGTTAATATAGTATTATATAAAAATATACCCTGTTTAGCCCATAATGTTAAATCTTTATCTAGGGGATTTGTTTGATTAAAACCAAGTTCAACCCTTTCCTTAATCTTTCTAAGAGATGGGCTAAGGCCATTTGATTCCAAACTATTAGAAAAAGCTAGCCCTGTAGCCCTATTGTTTGGGTAGGGGTCTTGTCCAATAATAAATACTTTTAAATCTTCATAATTAGTTAATTGAAATGCTTTAAATACATTTTTCTTATCTGGATATATTTCTTTACTCAAATATTCATTATCTAATGTTTTCAGTAACTTATAAAAGTAGTCAGATAGTAGTATAGGTCTTAACAACCTATACCAACTACCTACTAATTTCTTTGCAAATTCTTCATGTACCATTCATACCAATTCTTTTATAGGAAATTTAAAATTATTTAGATTATCATTCATTACATCTAATACACCGATAAAATCTTTATGAACATTTTGGTTATATTTCATAAGATCTTTACGATACTGAATATATGCCTTTAAATAGCCTTTTAAGACCTTATTTTGATAACATTGGGTAATAATACTACTAAGGTCAATTTTAGTGTTAAAATAAGGCTCATTTTTAATTTTATTAGCATACTCAACTATAGATGTAATAATAAACAACCATGCTGCTATTTTATCTTTATTGAAAGTATTAGTATGTATTCTAAACTCAATAGTACCAGTACCTTTAAATGCAAAGTGATTTAGATTACATATAGAGTATCTAGACCTACTATTCCACTTATGATACCCGTCTGGATCTACTGGGTTAGCCATTCCTAAGCTAAAATCTTCATAATGTAAATTACCATCAGATAAGTATCTAATTATATAACTTAAATCATGTTTAAAATCTTTATATGTAATTCTATTTTTAGGTAAAGGCTTACAATAGTTCTTTTGGCTTCTTTTAAATATGCTTGTCTTCTTAATAAATAGTGGGAACATTTCATATAGTTCTTTCTGTAATACAGATACAGTTCTATATAATGCTACCAACATTTCAACAGACCTTTCATAGCCTCCTATATGAATATGTAGGCTCTCATTAACACTTTTAGTACAATACCTATCCAGTAAGTTACAATGCTCTTTAACAGCATGAAGTACATTATTTTTATTCAATATTATAGTTGCATACTCAAAAGATATCCCTGTAGATCTACGTAAGCTACCATCTTTTACAGGAACCATACCAGTTTTCATACATTTATTCTCTGGTATTCTCCCTGCATTAGTTTCATATTCTATACCATAGGTAGCATTATTAGGTAATTCTTTGTAAAAGTTCTTAATTATAGGTGCTTCAAAATGATTATTAAAAGTCTTTGTAAACTCATCTAATCTATAATTAACACTATAATCAGTCTCTCTACTATATCTGCCACCTACTCTTTTTTTATAAAAACCTTTATCAACATATGCTTTTGTGTAATATTTACCTGAAGATAACTCCTCTACGTAGTCATTGGTGATAATATCTTCATTTAGTACAGGACCTCTATTAAATATGTAAGCATTCTTAAATTTATTAGGTTTAAAATAACCGTATATTAGCTCTTTTTTATTGAAACCTACTATACCTTTAATATAGTCATCAGTCTTTAATACATGTTTTTTAGTATCATGATCATAAATAATCTTATTTGTATCAATACGATAGTAGCGTCCATTATTCATTTTAAAACATTGTCTACCTATTTCATAATATTTACCATCATATTTTCTACAATTAGACTTTAAAGCTTTGCTACCATCGTATGTAATTACTTCTTTAATCATTATCACCTATTTCAGAAAGTTTATTTTCAATTTCTTCTAATACTGCAATAGCTTTATTACCGGGTTTACTACCTTCATAAACTTGTATTACATTAATACAATCTTGAATATTTTTCAAAGCATTTGCGACTTCATTAACAACCTCTCTCTTAATCATTTGGTCTTCAGGAGACTCATAATCATCATCAAAAGGTAGTTTTTCTAAAAATGGATTGGATTTATTATACTTTTCATACTCTTGGTAAGCTTGTTCATATGCTTCCGCTGATTCATCTTCTTTAGAATCAGTAATCCATTCCCCTTCTGATATATCAGAATGATCTGCAAACTTCCAAGTACCAGTATTGGTTGTTTTAAGACTACCTCTTATGTACTCGTACTCTTTACTACTAAATAGGGGGGTAATTTCCCCTGTAAAATACCACCAATCTTTTCTATCTTTGTTCCAACAACACATTGTACCATCAGTACCATATTTATGTACTGGGTATACCGATACTCTACATAGTTCTTTCATAATGAAACTTTGTTTAGCATCATTACCGGTATCTTTAAACTTCTTCATGTACTCTTGGAAGCTAATATGGTCAGTAATCATACAGCCGTCTATAAAGTAATATGGTTTAGTTTTAACCCATTCTGAAGCAAATTCCCCACTTGGTTTATCATGAATCTTACCGGTTTTGTCTAAATGATAAATACCATGTGCTTTTTTACCTTTATTATCCCAATATCTACCCTTTGCATAAGCAATTGATTCATGTAATATAGGTAAAGTTTCTTCCTCTATTTTATTGGCTTTACTAGTAGCAGTATTTGCGGGTAAGGAGTTCCTTTTAGCATCATAATTATTATATGCTTTGTTTTTAAAGTAATCCCATCCAGTATTATAATTACTACTATAAGTAGATTTTTTATACTGACCAGCTTTTCTAGTAATTTTAATGGTATCAATTAATTTACCTTCTTCAAATACATGAATCTCATTACTACTTAAATTATTTATTTCAGGATATTGCTTCTGAGTAATAACCCATAAAGGAGTTTCTTCTGAAGAAAACCATATATTATCCCTCTCTTTCAGTAGATATAAAGGTCTTTCTTCTACTTCATTTAGGGCTTTTTCATAAGATTTGCTACTACCTTTAAATAGATACAACCTATCCTCCCTAAAATCAAACCAAGCCAAAGCAGCGCTCCCCTGGTATTTTTCAAGAATAGAATAGTCTTCTTTAACCAATAGAGTCCAAAATAATATTTGTGAATCATTAGGAGAGTGTTCTATAATTTCTTCTCCATCAATATACTCCAACTTATCAGGCACTCCATACTCTTCTTTCAAGTCACTATCATTATATAAAGTACCATTATGCATACCCATACCTATAATAGTACCTGTAATATCTCTTACCGGGTAAGGCTGAGTAAATTCTATACCACCAGTTCCTTTAGCAAATGCTGAGGTTTTTCTGGTATGACCAAACATTACAGTTTCCTCTTTATAAGCAGGATTTAAATTATCTCTAATAATCTCAGTATAAGTATTACAATTCTTGCTATTATAGTGTTCATAACTGCCACCAATCATTCTACCAGCAGCATCACCGCCTCTTTTATCATTAAGAACTCCTAACATATTGAAGTCCTTCCAATTAAATCTTTTATTATCCTTTCCAAAATAACCCCAAATACCACACGAAAGTGCAGTATAAGGGGTTTTAGTGATGTAATGGATAAATAAATTTACTATTAATATACTAAGAATAATATTTATCATCTAATTTTATTTAATTAAGATTTTGTACTCTTCTCCTTCATATCTACCAATTAATCTAAATTCTAATCCTTTTGGTAAAAATTGTTTTCTTAAATGCCTTACTACCCCTTTTAACGTTTTAATATGAGCAGTATTAGTATATGTGGGGTAATATATACTATGAGCTGTCCAAGTTCTACTTTCGTCATTGTAACTCCAGTCTAAAGATTTAGCTTGTAGCCACCAAGACATTTTACCACCAAAAGGTTTATTATGTATAAAATAGGAGTTATCTTTTAAAGGTTTAATTATAACCTTCCTATTCTGCTTAAAATCATCCGGTAATTTAGGTGGGAATTCTAATCCTTGAAACTCACTAAAGGTTTTACTACTATAAACTTCCTTCATTCTTTCTAATATGAAATCACTTTTACAGTTTTGTATCAAGTAGATATCAATCCATGTAGGGGTATTCATAATAGGTATCTCGCCATTTTCAAAGTCTTGTTTATTATACTGCCATACCCAATCTCCTATACATTCCTTATGTCCGTTAAAAAATGTAACTATTTGACTGTCAGCCCAACTTTTAAATTCCTTATAATTATCATAAGAATCAGTATATGTTTTATCAATTCCAGCCATTGTATTAATTATAGTTTATTTTAAATACTTACCACTCTTGGTCGGTATGATAACGCCATTTCTTCCATTTCTTCCAAAATACCTCTTAGATTCCTTCTAATAGGTTCCTCTATAGAGATATTTGTATCTACAGGAACCTGTTCTAACAAGTCAATGCCTAAGAATTCATAATTATCGTATGAAGCTTCTGTTAGCGAATGCAGTTTTTCACAGTTTTCTATAGATGTGCAAAAATTTATTGTTTTGCGAGTTTGTTGATAAATCCATTCTAAGAATTGCCTTTGTAGGAAATAACCACCTAATGCTCTAAATTCCACCCCATATGCAGTATCTCGATAAGAACCATACGCACCATAGTTATTTCTACGTTCTTTTGTGAAATGAATAGTATCAGCTGGTAGGCTTACAAAATAATCAAAAGCTCTGGCTAACCACTCATTCATTTGCATAGGATCTATATCATCTCTAAGCATTTTATAACCTACATGAATATGGGCACCTACAGGTCTAAATAAACTTTTACCTAAATCAGGAGATGCTTTGGTTTTTCTAGACCAAGCGTCGTTATAACTGCTACAACCAAACTCTTGGCCATCTTCTGTTACAATGAACCGTTTATTATATTTAACTAGATCTTGATAATAAATATATGTATTATCTACATTTACAACAGAGTTTATTAAGTTCTGTAGGAATAGCATATTTCTATAAAACTCCTCGAAGTTTTTAGAAGGTGGTATATTACCTTCAACTAATAAGTTATCTTTAAGTATAGCAAACCCATCCCCTTTATCTTCAGGATGATGTTTAGTACCTATAAAATATTGATAAGAAGGTACATTAATATTACCTTTTCTTAATGCAAATTCTGGGTCAGAACCTATTGTTTGGAACTCAATCATATTAGTCTAATTTTTTGAAATTGTTTATAAAGATAATCAACTGGATGTATTTTTGTAAAGTCATAATTACAAATATCCCATAAAAACCCATATTCTTCCATTAGCTTTTCAGAATGTCCAATAGTTTTTGGTCTACTTGCCTGGATATTGGGATATAGTTTTACTATGCAGAATTCAAACCAATGTATATTAAAATGACTTTCACTGTTTTTATCATATATGGCAAATACATTATTAAAATCTGACTTTAAAACCCTGCCATACATATCGTATTCCCATGAAAATTTACTTTTAGGAAATAACTTTGTAGCCATCTCTAATAACTTATCTTTATGATCTTCTGTTAATTCAATAGGTGTCATACCAAAATCCATTTTTAATTAGCTTATCATTATCTCTTAGTTCTCTATTGTATATATACAATAGTACTTCACCCCATTTAGTAATCAATGTTGTTTTATCATATAAATAAGGATACCCTTCTAAACTATCTAGTCTATCTAAACCCTCTTGATCATTAACTTCATATATTTCAATAAATACTTGATTATCACCTGGTTTAATACCGGGAAATGGTCCTAAATCATATAAGTCAAAACCTTTTACTAGTTCTGTACCAATAAATGTATAATTTTCTAGCAACCTATGATTACTATAACCTTTTTTCAATGTACCGTATACTCCTACAAACATATTATAGTTATTTAAGCGTGTTGTTTAATATATTTTTTATACTCTTCATTTATATTATACCAATAGTCATGTCCAGATTTTGTTTCAGACCAAGTTAAACTATAGTTAATCCATTCATTTGGTTCCTCTGCATTATAATTCATAAACCTTTCAAGACCATTTCTGTCACCCCCCTTAGCTGATTTAAACTCTCCCATATATTCATCATAGATACCTTTTTCTTCTAAAAATTGAATGAATATACCTTTAGCTTTTTTAATATAAGACTCTTTATCAATTAACTTATATTTATCTATTAATTCAAAGCTTTTACTGGCTGTAGCCCATTTAGTTAAATCTCGCCATTGTGGCCCCTTTATAATAATTTCAGAGCGGTCAAATATATTACTATTAGTATAATGACCCCATGATTTAAACTCTTTATTATAAAAAGTCATTTGATGCACATCTGGACAAGCTACACACCCTATATCATTACTATTCTCTTCATCTAATAAAATCCTAGCTAAGTCACCTTTGGTAGCAGTTTTGAACTTAGATTTTAATAATAGAAATAAATCATTAAATGTTCTTGCTCTATGTGGCCTACATTGTATAAAATCATTTTCTATAAAATAAGTAGTAGGAGTATTTAAATTAAGATAAGTTAGGATATATTCTTTCTTGTTATTAATATGTACACCCTCTTTATAATAAATCTTTTTCATAATCTTTAATAGGATTTAAATTTATATCGCTAAGTGAAAACTTTTTACTTCTTAATGCATATTTGAGTAACTTATCAAAGTTAGGACCTTCTTTTACAAAGGATTCTGTCATATAATGGGTTCTTCTACCTGCAAGATAATTATTTATAAAACCCATAGCTACAACTTTATCTTTAGATATAACCATTTTGTAGATACCATCACAATAATATACCCCTACATCTGATTTATTTTTATTTAAAATAATCCTAGCTAGTTCCCCTTTGGTTGCTGTTTTAAATTTACTTTTAAATAACCAATATAAGTCATCAAAACTTCTTGCATATTTTTCGTGACATTGTATAAAATCATTATCCCTGTAATATGTTTTTGGGTAATATATACCTTCTCCTGATTTAAAGAAGTTTAATATATATTTTTCTTTATCCCTAATATGCTCACCTTCCTTATAATATATTTCTCTCATGTTCAATTAGTTTAATACAAGTATCTCTTCCGTTTATTAAATAATAATCAGATATATCTTTTAACATATTACCTGTATTGATATAAGGTAATCCAAATTGTTCCTCTAGTTTTTTAGCAGCATTAATACCTGCATCATCAAAATCATAAAATGTTATTATTTGATTAAACCTAGATTTTAACTCATTAATAAGACTTTGCTTGAAAGTATAATTCTCTGTCTGCGGAGCTATAAAATTGTATCCTAGATCGTGGAGACACATACCGTCTTTTAATGAGGAGGCTATGAATAGTAGTTCCGATTCCTCTGGTAATTGGATATACCCGCTTAGGGTATTTGGAAGAAAGTTGTTTATCCATTTTAAATACTCATTTTCAGGTTGATATATTTTAAATCTCGTTAGATTATTCTTAAACTCTGTATAACCATAAGCTAACTTATCAGCTTTAAAAATCTTATTATTAATAAATATATATTGTAGAGGTTTAACTTTATACTTATTTAAAGTATTTAAGCTTACTCCATAGGAATTCCAATATTCAATGTCCCAAGGTTTCCACACTCTACTCTTAATATTTAAGTCAATTGTCTTTTTAAGCTGCTTTAAGTCTACTTTATGAGTAACAGGTGGCCTAGGACCACTTTTAGATAGATTGTGCCTTAAATGGAATCTATTTGACAAATTAAAGTCAATTACAACTTGTTCTAAGGCTTCTTTATATGATAAATTTAATTTATTCTGTACAAATGTAATTGCTCCACCTTTCTCACCAGTTCTTAAATCCTTATACAATATTCTATCAGTGTATCTATCTGAAATATATACTGCAAATGACGGGTGATTATCTTTTCTAAAGGGAGAACTAATTACACTATTCAATTTAAATTCTGGTAAATAATGTCTAAATATATCGTAATCAGATATGTAATTTAATATATTATCTTCTGTGACTAATAACTTTTGTTGAAATCTCTCATCGTTTAGATTTATCATTATTTAATAATTCAATTGCTTTTAAAATTGCAAATTCTCTACATTCATTAAAGTTGTCATTTTCTTTAACGTACTTGTCTAAATTTACTTAAAGTCTTCTTTCAAACTCTTTATCTGTAAGACTTTTCATGTAGTTCAATTTATTGAATTAACGTTACAATTACGTTGGAAGAGCAGTTTGCCTACCAATCCGTTTCGCACCACGTACAGTAAGCTTTACCGTTTTTAAGGTAAAGCTTGTTTCCACATTTGCGGCAAACCGACTCTCCAACATCAGGTATAGTTAAATTTTTAACTTGCCTTAGTGCTATTTCTGTACGTTTCTGCATTGGCTGTTCTTCTCCACTACCCATTTCTACATCTTTCAAACCTTCGTTAAAGTAAGTCCGTATGTCTATTAATTCTTCTTTTAAGTTTTTCATATTCGTGCTTTTAATCCGTTAAAAATCAAACCATACCTGAATCACGTTATGCGCTATTTAACCTTGTAGCCCATTTTAATTAGTTCTTGCTTCATTTCATCTGTAAGCGTTTCTATGTTTTCAGATTTCCACGAGTCTTTGCCTGTACTTGTGTTAAGCTTCAGGCAATAACTAATTAAAACCGCGCCTGCGTGATCATAACACACCGCTTTACTTTTCCAATCCCATTGGTTTATAACTTCAAGTTTATACCAAGGATGCTCACGCTCAGTTTTGTTTACATATGTTGTACTTCTGTATATTTTCATAATTCAATAATAAACAGCGCATAACAATGTATAAAATTAATGCGCTATGTATTGATTATTAACTATTTATCTTTTAATTAACTCTTTCTATTTGCGAAGTTCAGCGTTTCAAATCGCCTACTATTCTTATACTTAACGTTAGCGTTCATTTATTTTTTCATTATATTATTTCAAATAAAAAATAGGTGAGGATAATTCCCCACCTATTAGATTCAGTTTAAATTTAACTGTTTATTTATGCCCAATCATCAGCTACTCCTGAATCTTCTGATCCACCTCCAATAGTAATATCTGGACCATCAGAATCAGGTTCAGGACGTTCTGTAAGTGCTTTACGACTCAAGCGTGGTACACCATCTTCTACATTCTGAATACCCCAGAACCCATCAAGCTCTAGAAAACGACGTGGGTAATCAACTGTACCATAACATACAGCTACGTTAACTTTTACATTAGCCTGGTTCTTATTACACAATTTCATGGTAACATCCATAAGTTCTTCGTAAGATGCTACTTGAGCAGGCATTTTATCGTCTACCTTAAATACTTTAGACAAATGCTTCATTTCTCGTACAAAGAATTGCTCTTGTTTGTCTGACATATCATTGAGGTTATCTTTAAAGTAACCTTTATTTAGTTCTGCACCTGTTTCATCAATTACAAATAGCTTGTAATCAGGAGCATTTTCTGCATCATCAGCAGACTTTTTTTCTACACGTACATTGCAATTTTTTACTACACCAGCTTCTCCACCGTTGAAAATTTTAATCTCCTTCTGCTCAAACTTCTCGTCATTCAAATTAATCATAAAATAAGTTTTAAATTGTTTTAAAAATACTATTGTTTAACGTCTAAATGTCTAATTTGGTTAGGGTACAAAGATAATTAATTATTATTTATTATACAAACTATCCATTATTATATTTATCAACTTTTTCAGCTACATATCCTAGGTCATTAGGAATTTTAATACTATCAAACATACCTACAGGGGATTTACTTGGGTAATCTGCTGTTCTATTTGTAATAAAATGATAACTACCTTTTTCTTCCTTATCATCCCATTCTGTATGAGTATATAGTAGTACAGTAAATAGACCTTCCAGGGTAATTTTATCATCAATCATTTTACCTAAGGTCTTCATTTTACGAACTACTTCAAAATCTTTATGTACTTCATCAGAATGAGTTAGAATAAATACTTTAAGGTCATCTCTTAGTTGCCTACCAGTATCAAATATATCAAAATATTTTTTACCTAGCACATTAAACTTATCAAACCCTTTTTCTAGTGCTTTAGCCATGAAATCAAAGGCCATCACATATTGAGCATCATCTACTACAAGAGATGTAATTTCAGGCCGTTTTTCACTAATAAACTTCATAGCCTTAATAATAGTCATAGAGTCGTTAGTAGCTAGATAATTACCTTCTGCACCCTTGAATTCTGTATAAATCTTTTTCCATCCTTTAAACGGTAGAGGTTTACCTGCTACATTAATAATAACAGTAGACTTAGGATCTAATCCTTGAATACCTAATTGTTCATTACCATGAATAGCAGTTGATTTACCTGTACCACTTGATCCTACAACACCAATAAGTTCACTCATTAATTAATATAATTTATTTGTTAATACTATCGAGAACTATAATCATTTACTTTTAGATAATTTTCTAAATCTAGACTATTTAGCCAATGTTTTACTGGAATATAATCTTTAGTCTTATTACTATAACACAATGTTTCGTTTAGAAATTGCTGTACCCCTAGCCAACCTCCTACTTCTTTCATACCTGTAAGGCATAGATGTAGATAATTAAGTTGAGGCTCTACTCCGATACTTTGGTTGATAATATGTCGATCTCCTACTACGGTAAGCACTGGATTAGGTTCTAGTACATCTTCCCAAGTATCATGATATTGGTTTTTCTCTAATACTTCTACATCGTACCAACCTTCTCTGAGAATATATTCTGGTAGATCTTCATAACTAATGTCAATAAAGTTACATATTACCATACCTTCACTATCAGGTTGAATATTAAGTACACAACCTCTACCTAAACTACCCATATTAAATATCCTAGTAAATCCATAGATATGGCCCATTCTGAAGTCACTAGCAGTAGGCATAGTTCTAAAGATGTCGCTAGTATTTAATAGACTACCATAAGCTGCAATTGTATATACAGGGCTTTCTGGAATACTATCAATAGTATCCAATAGATTCTGTACCTTAGCTGACTTTAGGTCTACATTAGCCCCAAATAGCCTCTTAAGATACTCTTTAGATTTCCAGTACTCTCGATGATTAGCGTAGTCACTTTTAATTTTAATCATAAATTAGTCAGTTTACTTAGTTTTATATTGTTTTAAATACTTACGACGTTCTGATCGAGACATATTAGCAATTCTTTCACCTAACCTATCTTCGACTCGTAATAAAATGCGTCTAATTTGTTTAAATAAAGTACGGGATAAATCTAATTCACCGTATACATTTAAGTATTTATATCTTGTATCTATGTCTAAATCTAAAAGTAATTTATCACCTTTTTTAGAGTTAGCTAATTTAACTAGCTCATCATATTCTTTACGTTTAACTATAACACAGTTATCATTATCATCCATAAGATTCTTCTTTTTGTCTAAGTTTATCTACAAATTGATATACATCATTAATAGGTTCTCTAGGAAGCTCTTTAAATAAGTTTATAGCCCCATTAAAGTAAGCTTGAACAGTTGCATTAGCTTTACCACTTCTATTAAGCATAATAGATATTTCTCTATGATAATCTCTAATTCTAGTTAAATCCCAGCCTTCATATTCCTCTTCCTTATACTTATAAGGACTAAATATACCTAACATTAATGTTGCGTCTTGTGCAGTATCTTTACAGTTAGCTAGTCCTTCTCTATCAGGTCTAACTTTATCTAATACTGTATCACCTCTATTAGTAAATTGTTGTTTAGTACTGTCTGATGATTGCTGTTGTACTAGAACAGGTGAATACCCGTATCTATTTTTAAATTTAATAAAATAGTCACTAGATAGTGATTTAATGCATTCATATACAGATTTACCACGTTCCGACATTAATGAAGCATGATCTACTATGGGTACGACTATTTGTTCTGGATTGTTTGGTTCATAATAATCGAATGCTTTGCGTTTTTTACCAGGATTTTCCCAATCATCTACTTCTTTATAGTGGCTTATACCATTTTCTTTGGCATATTCTTCTACACGTATAGATATACCAGAAGGATGCCTAACACTATCAATTATCTCTACTTTTGATTCAAAAAATACCATCCATTCCTTAAATTCATCTGAATCTAGTATTGATAATATTTCTTCCTCTACAGTATACCCCTCAAACACTGATTGAAGGTGGTCGGGATTAATTAGAATATTATATTTAGTATACAACCTATAACAAATGGCTTGTAATATTTTCATATCTTTAGATAACTCCAATGAGAAGTATAACACTTTATAATCAATATCTACTTTTGGATTATCTAATAACCAGTCAAGTGGTTGATATATAAATAAACTGTCAGTCAATTGGGTTTTTGACTCTTTTGTGCCTGACGAGATAATTGTGTACTGACCTTTACGCACTCCAGGAAGTACTTTAGATAGCCTAGGAAACTGTTTTGACCATGGTATAGCAATTATACCTCCAGACTCTTTTACACGCTTATTCTCCTTAATACTATGTAATACTCTATCATATATCATAATCGTTCTACATTTTCTCCACCACTATATGGTACATCATCAATAATTTGATCTACATAAGGCTCCCAACCATTCTGGTTGATATATGTTTCTAATTTTTTCAAATAATCTAATGCTCCACGTCTTTTATAATCTTTAAGCATTAAATTAGTAGCTTGGATAATAGTATTGTGTAATTCAATATTCTTAACTTTTCTAAGATATTTTTCTGATAATAACTTATAATCCCTAGTCAATTTACCTAACTGCTCTTTATTTTTAGTACGTAATATTCTACCAGTAGGTGTTTTATAGGGATATAAGTCAAATAACTCGTTAAAGTTAACTTTCTCTTTACCAACTATTTTAAGAGCTTTATTTGTAAGATATACAATACTATTGTCCTCACTGAATTCTATTAGCTTCTTTTCAACTAAACTATTAATTACTTCTCTACTACTTGTAAAGGGAATATCATAATTATCTTTCTCTTCAATTTTAAGTAACGTTAAATATTCATTGATATTGAGTTCCCACCTAATCAACTTCACTAAATCAATCTCAATAATCATTTAATATGTTTTAATTAGTTAACGAATATGCAATTTGAATTGCAGTTGCTGATACTAATACGGTTAAAATTAATGTAATCAATTCATATGGCCATTCAATTTTAGATTCTAGATATATAGCCAGCCTTACTACTCCAAATGCTAGTGCTGTTAATATAATAAAGAATCCTACTACTAATAAAAATACCATTTTAATCCAATTTAATACTGTTTAAATTAACCAAACAATTACCTATTTCTACTGTAGGTTCTTGTTGATATTTCCTCTCAAATTCAGTTGTAACCTCATCAATCATAGCTAATAGCTCTTCTTTAGATTTAGTTATAACTTCTTTATGAGTAGTTACATCGGGTTTAGACTTCTTTTTAACAGATTCCTTACCAGTATAACTACTCATGTTTTTAGCCCAACTAATATTACTGCTCATAAATATCTTCTAATAGTTCAACATCTCCTACATCTGGAATAAGTGTATCAATTATCCCTGATTCTACTAAACTTATTTCCATAATACTTATTGCTTTTAATTAAGATTAGTTATTATTTAAATGAACCAACCCACATATAACCTGTAATAGTATTATTTTTCTCATCATAATAAATTATCTTATAATAAGAATCATTAATTTTTTTTATTATATTCACTTTAGTACTTACTTCACAAATGACATCACCATCCATGTCAGGTGTTTTATATATTTTAGAAAACGTATAGGTTTTTACTTCTCCTTTAAAAATACATTTATAGGGATAATCATCAATATTACCGCTAGCACTAGCAATAACATAATCACCTCTGCTGTTAGCTTCTTCAACAACATGATCACAACATAATATTTTAACACTTATATTAGAATTTTCTTCTTCTGTTTGTGCTGAAACATAAACAAAATTAGTTCTAGGTGATATATATTCCACACTCCATTTATTAGAATACACTGTTTTCTGTTCGGTATTACCGTCAGAATTTACATATGTGATAAAAAATGGACTATTTGATTCAACAACATATTTAATTATTTTCTGTGCTTGTGCATTCATTGAGGTAATACCTAGGAAGGCAATCATCAATACTAAAATAATTTTCTTCATAATTAACAATATTTAGATAATTGATTTAATTCTTCTTGTGTATAAGTAGATTTAGGATTATAAAATTTAATAAATGTTTCAGTATATAAATACTTATCATTTAAAAAGACTCTACAATTAATTACCTTATAAGGCAATAATTTTAATTCTTCCATAATAGATATTTTACACCTGATTCAGTTTGTTTAGCTTCTACCTTACCTGCATTATAAGCAGCATTAATATCTTTTTGTTGTTCATTAGACATTAATTGTACTGTAGTCATCATTATAATGGTTCCCTTCATGTTAAATAAGTTTTAATGCGTGTTTTAAACCTACTTCAAGAGCTTCTTTGTAGATGCATGACTCGGTTTGTTTAAAAATTATTTCTTTACAATAGCTGTTATTTTGTAATACTTGATAAATAGAGTAAGCATATGTACTATCTATTAATGATTGTACTTCTACTCTTAAATTATGTTCTTCTCTTAACCACTTCTGAAGTAAGCTTTGAGTTGGAGCTTGCCAATAATCTTTATTAATAGTTCCATAATTTTGAATAAGGTCTACGTCTTTATCTCCAATATAAATACAATTACCTTTAATATCACAACCTTTTTCTTTTGCTAACTTCGCTGTACCAAAGCTTATTAATTCTTCTTCCATAATTACAGTATTAAATAGGGCAGTCAGTATATTACTGAACGCTCTAATAGGTCAGAACTCTACCCTATATTAATTATTTGTTATCAAAATATTCTACTATTTGTTCTAATTCTTTTCTAGAAACATAATAGTCGTCAATTTCGATGTTAGAAACACCTATTTTAAGTAGTTCTCTAATGGTTTTTACAAATATGACTTTACAGCCATAGGCTACCTTACCATCTTGTAAATCTTCTCCTTTGTATCCTTCAATAATAGGTAATTCCCTCTCTTCTTCATAGACAGGTTCAAACCAAAGATCAAGGACTCCGGCATCGGTTAGTTTTTTCAAAGATCTTTCGTGATCATACCCTTGACCAAAAGGTATAGCAGTTCTACTATGTATTGACCTTGAACCAAAACAATTACATCCTTCTATACTTATTGCAGCCTTATGAACTGGGATATTATCTTTAAATTCATCTTTCAACTTATACCCAACAATCTTCTTGTCTTTCATACCTAATACATATTTTTTAAATTGTTCAAATGTTATTTCTGTATGACTTAGAGGAACACTCAGAAACCAGGCTCCTGTATATTTATCCAGCCTTTCACTTATACCTGTATTTGATATATATCCATGTACTTTAGTTATTCTATCTCCGCATGGATATCTTTGTGATACTCTCCAATCTGATAATGTATCAATATTTTCTTCTGTAACTTTAATGCACCATTTGTCAGGTAATTTATCATCCTTCATATACATTTGTTTAACTATTACCAATAAGTTTCTTTAAAGAAGTTATCATGTTTTAATAACATGGTATTCATACCTTCTTCAGACATATCTACAATAGCATCTCTTTTAGCCTTATGCTTGCTATTATACTTCTGATCATAACCAGGTTCATCAAGATCTTCTGGTTCAATATTGAAGCTATCTGACCAGTCTCTGACATCTTCTCTAATCATTACAAAGAAGAATACTATTAGTAATCCAAGAAATATAAACTGTATCATAGTTAATTGTATTCTAAATTGTTAATATTTATATTGTTTTTAAACCACCTCTTATATTTAAGTAACCAATATAATGAATATGGGTCCATATATGTTGGAAAGTAATTATGTAAGTAATTATTTCCTGGGAACCTAATTGACCCATCGCTGAAATAAATTATTGACTCACACTTTGACTCAATTGTAGGTTGAAAGAAAGGCCATTTATACCACTCATATGTAGGTAGTAACTTATAGTACTTTCTATAGTATTTGTAGTTACTACTGTGTACAATTACTGCGGATAAACTCATTATTACTAGTAATACTAATAATATAAGTAAAATAATGTATAGCATAATTAATTAGTTTAAAATAGAGCCAGGTTTTATCCTGACTCTATGTTGGTTAGTTTAATTTATTAAAAAACTAGTGGTGGGTAGGATTTTAACTAGCATACCTACATTCGCTCTATTTCATGCGACTTGACACTTAGGATTCTACACCACTAGTTTAATATTATTATTACAATAATTCCCAAGATTTAACAGTCCCACCAAGACTTTGTGCTAATTCTTCCAAATGTACTTGGAGTTTCTGCTCATCAGACTTGTGCTTCCAATCTTGGAATAGTTTACCAATAGGAGTTTTAATCCAATGATAGAACCCTTTTCTGGGTCTACTTGGTCTTGTCAATGCATTTTGAATGAAGTGATAACCAAGATTAACTACTTGGGTTGATTCTTTGTACTCCGGTTGATGAATTGTTTGTATTGGTTTGTGAATAATTACTTCTTCCCCATCTTCTGAACGAAAATGACTTGAATTCAGCTGTCTCCATCTACCACTTTTAGTAGTAAATGGATTCTTAACAGTTACGTCTGCTTCTTTGTAAGCACCTACCTTAGTAAGTGACTTGCCTCTGCTAACAGTCAGCAAGATTTTTGATGTGTTGTCAATCATTGTATTAAATATAGTCTTAAGCTACTTATTTAATCGTTGTAGTTCTTTGTGAGCTTTGTGTGCGAAACTACCAGATTTTGAAAGTTTTTTAAAGAATAAATTAAAATTATTTCTTTGATATTCAGATATAATATCCCCTCTTAATGCCGTACGAATACTAGCTGTTAACATCTCAAAATCAACTAATTCTTTATTATTTCCCATAGCTTTATCAACAAAATCTTTGTGGTATTGTCTCCAAATAATTTCAACTTCTCTTCCTGTAAGAGATGATGGTATCCTTCCATGAAGTTTACAGATATCATTATAATGTATGCATAAATCTATTTTATAATCTTCATCTTGTTTATTCCACCACTTCATTGCTTGTTTTCTAGTAGATTTTTCTTTATCTACAACAGTAACAAAGCCGTTAGTTAATTTTGGTCTAAATTCATTTGGAAAAGAACAAAGTGCTTTTCTTGGGGGTATTCCAACTTTAGCAAATCTCGAATAATTTTCCATCTCAATCTCAAAATCTTTCATACCCCCATTATTATATTCATCAACTAATTGTTGTACTAGTTCTGGAGATAGTTGATCTTGGGTTGCTATTACTTTTCTCCATCCACAACTAAACCAGTTGGCTGTTTTACTCATATTTTTTAATACTTTGGTAGATAATCTATAAGCTAAATTTCCAACTTCAATCTTCTCATCTTCTAATGAGATTAGGATTAATTGTTGATATATATCCGAAGATTTTGGTTTCATAGGTGGAGTTATAAATAACGTTCCAAATCCACTAAGTAATATATTAGTAGGTTTTTTACTTTTAACCAATACAGGTCTTACTTTCTTTGTTTTCATAACTTTAACTTTTAATGAAGTTTTACAATAGTTAATTAGTGTAGCGAGAATGAGACTCGAACTCATATGTTTAGTCTTGTTACCGTGCGCACCTAAACGTTTTACCTATTCAAACTATCTCGCTATATAATCTACTCCTAAACTAATTGCAATTGCTGGGTGTTATTGAGCAATACTTTAATAGCTTCCGTTTACAATAGAACTCTTGTAGATTAGAGAGTTTTTAATAAGCTAATTAATCAGTAAATAACCAAGTAAAGAATATTAGTATAAATCCTATTGATAGCATTACAGTCATGAACAAGAAGAATGAATTTATAGACGTTGTATCTACATTCATTAATTCAGCCTGATACTCAACAGTATTGTTATCGTTAAATATATAGACTTTAGTACCATCAACAGATACAACTACGGTATCTTTAGGTAGGTTCTGCATTTCAACTGTTGTGAATTTATCTGAATCTTCTACACTATTTTCTAATGTAGGCTTAGTGCAACCAGCTAATGTAAATAATGCTAGTAATATAAATATTAGTTTCTTCATGATTTAATTATTCAAAAGGTGATTGTTTAAATGGGCTATTTACAAATGTATTACTTTGACAATTCCAAGGATTATTAGGATTATCATGACCATTGTGATTTCCATCATTCCCATGACCATTATAATTACCGTTTCCTGGATGCTCTGAACACATATGTAAGTTAATTAAACTATCTAATGATATTATATTGATAGTTGGCTTAGTGTATTGCTTCATTATTGCATTACTAATATTTGCATAACTACGATAACTACCATTATGAATGGATATGAAACTACAACTGGTTGTTTAGACCATTCTTTAATTCCCCCTGCGTTATCAATATGTATTGCTGTAAATAGTATACCAATTATGATTGTTATGCAAATTAAAAATATTCCCAATGGTTCCATAGCTATTTGAGTTTATTAATTAACCATATTATAGGCTTGTCTAATAGGTAAAATATACCTTTAAATAGGTATTTACCTATCAGGAATATTATATATAGCCCCCAAAAGAATGGCCAGAATACTACCACAGCCCAGGGAATAGGATCTTCATAATAATATGTATAATACATATCATTTTTATGCTCAAGGTAATCAATTCTAAGTATAATAATACCTATGAATATACCTGTTGTGTATATTATTAGTAATAGTTGCTCCATAATTAGATTATTTAAATAAACTCTCACAACCCTGCTTATAGTTAATATGCACAGCCTACCCATGCTTAGCGTAGTATAACATACCAGCAAATTGGATGAGAGTTTATTGTTTAATTAATGTTTAATACACTTGAATTTACCAGGAATAGGTATATTATTACCAGCTTTGTCGGTGATTGGCTTACCATTATCATCACGTTTGATAACTTGAACAAATTGAGTATTTCTACCTGCTGATGATTTGCGATTGTTGTTGCGAATATTTTTCATAATATATTGTGGTTACAAATGTGTATTTGATTAAATTAGGTAATAAAGCCCCAACAGCCTAATAGACTGCTAAGACTTGTTATTATTGTTCAGGATCAAATCTTATACCTGACTTCACTTTATAAGAGCAATACCAAGTATCTTCAGAAGATTGTCTTCCACCACCTTTACGAATATGAGCCAAGAATAATATTTGATCGTCATCTAGTTCTTCAAGTGTTTTATTATAGAAGAATTTAGATAGCTCTGATAATGACGGAGTACTCTCAAATGCACCTTCAAAATATTCTCCGTATTGATCATATGCATTTTCTGATCTAGTTATTATAAACATATACAAACTGTTATTTGTTAATAAAAGTATAATAGGTCCTAGTAACCGTATTAGCTACCAGGACCATATTATAATTATCAGTTAAACTTAGGCTTGACCACCTAAAAGGTTGTTGACTGAGGAAGAAGGTGTACCACCCACATTATCAGCTTGTTGACCCTGATTACCTACAGTATTACCTACAGGTTGACCAACATTAGCTCCAACTGGTTGTTGTTGCTGTTGTTGTTGATTAACAGGCTGTTGGCTCCTACTGGGAACTTTCTCTGTAACTTCGAGGGTAAAGTGACCACTTTCGGCCAATTCCTCATGAGTACATATCTCTGTACTCCTGTAAATAGGTTGGTTGTTATGTAACAAATGATTACCATCTCTGTCAATACGACTTGTCTGGTTATCAAATGCTTTTTCAGTACTATCAACTACTCTAACAGTACCTGGAAGAGCACTACCAATAGGCAGTTGATTAGCCACAGCCGTACTTGCATTCTGAATACTACGCATATAGATATCAGAGTTATTCCAGCCAAGTAATTGAGCTGCAAGGCTACTTACACCAGTATTACTACTGGCTAACCCCTCTACCTTACCAATAAAGTATAGGTTAGTATACTCCGGGTTAGAGGTTGCTACCTTGTCAATAATGACAATCTTGCCATTATCAATAGCTTGCTTAACCTCATTAATAGCAAGCAATTCATCATTAGTCATGTTTCTGTTAAGTTCCATAATAAAACCGTTTAAATTAATTAATAATTAGTTATATACTACTACAATGTGCAGCAGCAGAGTTTAGGAAAGGAGGCGGAGCGGTGAGGTGGATGTAGTAATAGAACTACAACTATGTATTACTATATATAAT